CCATAACGAGATGCTAGACCATTTCGGAGAGGGCTTTGAGCCTACCCGCAAGGCTAAGTCTGACAAGCTGTCAGGCTTAAGCCTCATCAAAGACCTGCTCTTGCATGATCGGGTTATCATCTCCTCAAGATGCGAGAAGCTACTCTGGGAGATGCTCAACTACCGGAAGGATGACAAGGGCAAGATCGTAAAGCAGAATGACCATGCTATCGACTGCCTGAGATATATTTTAGATGCGGATAATTACAGTCTGACACAGACTGCTGAAGTGAACCGAGAGGCTTCCGAGGACTTCCGAGGGGCTAGGATTGAAGACGACTTCCCCGGCTTCCTCGAGACGGGTGAGCCTATGGATGAGTGGGAGATTGACTGATGACGTACTTGATTGCTGGAATGCTGTTCTTGTTCTTGTCTAACGCCCTTTGCCTTGGCGCCCTGTGGTGGGTAACGACCGAGGTTAAGGCGATGCAGAAGAGCACTCATTCGATTCAGTACGTTCCAGCAGACTCCGCATTCCAGAAGGTAACCGAGGAAGTACGGGAAGCATTGAACAAGGACATTTTTGAAAACCTCCAGTAAGGTTAAACCATGAGCACTACTGCCTACTCTTTCGACGACCTAAACGCCGACAAGGTTTACAACCAACCCGCACGTCCGATCTATGCAATCGACCTAGACGACGAGCGGAATGAGAAAGAGATTCTCAAATGGCTCACGGCAGAACTCGACTTCCTCGAGCACGAGAACGAGCCACGGATCAGGATCCAGCGCCGCAACTTGGCGCTCTACAAAGGCATTCAATACCAGGAATCCGAGGCAAGGGCTGAGAATCGGGACCGTGCTGCAGACCGTTCGACATTTTTGCGCAAGATTGTCGCAAACCATCTCTTCGATCTGACGAAGAACCGAGCAAGTCGGTTGATTAAGTTTCGACCTGCCGTTGCCGTTCTGCCTACGAATGATGAATTGCAAGACAAACTATCGGCGAAGTCGTGCAAGTCGCTGCTAGACCATATCTGGTACGAAAACGACTTTGAGGGTGAGATCCAGCTGCAGCTTGCGACTCATGCGATGATCGTAGGCGAGGCTTATCTGTTCGTAGACTGGGATGAGGACAAGGGTCCGCTTTCTCCTGCATACGTCCAGTCTAAGAAGAAGTATGGGAACAAGATCCCGCTTTTGGACGAGAACGGGCAGCAGCGCCAAGATGACAACGGCAAGCCTATGTTTGTCGAGAAGCCTATCCGGATCGGCGACGTGGAGTACCGGATCGAGCTATCTCCTGAAGTGTTGCTAGATAAACAGCCGCGACTTGAGCAGGTGAAATATTGCTTCACGCGCCGTCAGTATTCTGTCGATGCCCTGCGGATTAAATATCCTGAAAAGGCTTCTGAGATTAAGAGCCACAACGACCAGATTTACGACTATGACCGAATGGAAATCCGTCCGGTTCGTAATGAAGTGACGGTCTTTACCTATATCGCCAAGAAGCAGCCAGGAATGGAGAAGGGTCGCCTGATCCGCTTCACGAAGGACTGTATTCTCGAGAACACTGAAGCGCCGTTCTCGCACGAAGGGCTTCCGTTTGTTCGGTTTACGGACATTGATTACCCGGGCGAGCTTTACGGACATAGCTTCTTTGAGATCATCAAAGGGCTGACGGGCACCTATAACAATCTGACGAACATGATCCTGCGGAACATCCTGCTAGTCTCTCATCCTAAATGGATGGTCCCAGCGGGCTCTGTGGGCTTAGATAAGCTAGGGAATGACATTACGATTGTGCAGTATAAGGGCCCGCAGCCTCCTGCGCTTGCGGTAGCTCAGAGCGTTCCTGCGGACGTGTTTAAGTTCAGGCAGGAGCTCAAGGAAGAGTTTCAGCAGATCTCAGGAGTGTTTGGCGTGTCTCGAGGTGAGCCGCCTCCAGGGATTAAAGCTGGCGTTGCGCTGCAATTCCTCTCGGAGCAAGAGTCTGAGCGGTATAATGAGCTTGCTCTCAAGTGGAACGAGTGCATCCGTCAGATTGCTGAGATGACGCTTTCCGTAGCTCATGACTATTACGACGAGTCAGACGAGCGCATGATCCGCGTTTTGGGTAAGAATAACGAATACATGAGTCAGTTCTTCAAGGCTGCGGACTTGAACTCTGACTATGACATTCGGATTCAGAACTCTTCTGCGCTGCCTAAGTCTGTAGCAGCACGGACTCAGACGCTTCTTGATCTGTCAGAACGGTTCCCAGACAAGTTCACGGGCGAACAAGTGATCGACATGCTCGATCTTGCACAGTCTGATAAGTTTGTAGATGCGGCGACTGTAGCTGTTCGAGCCGCTGAAGCGGAGACTGAGAAGCTACTTGAGGCAAGTGCTGAAGAAGCTGAAGCAATGGCTCCTCAAGAGTTTGAGAACCATATCGTTCATTGGAAGATTCACACTCGCCAGATTCAGGAGTTCAGCTTCAAGTATAAGACTGCGCCAGAGAAGCAGAAGAACCTGGTCGATCATGTCTTTGTGCATGAGATGTTCATGCTCGAACAGGCAAAGATTAACCCTAAGTTTGCAGAGATGCTCGCGCAGCTTGAACTCTTCCCGATGTTCTATAGGGTAAAAGCTGCCGATATGCTCATGCCTACCCCTCAAGGGGGTATGGCTGGCGGGATGCCACCCGAAGCCATGGGCGCACCGGCCCTGCCGCCTGTTAATCCTCTACAGGCAACCCAACTTCCAACAAACCCGGCTAATTCACCAATCCCCGAGGAAGCGGCTCAGCCGGCAGCTGCTCCTCTCGAAACTCAACTCATGGGTCAGTTAGGGCCTGTTGAGCCAACTCGAGGACTTTAAATGACAGAGATGCAATCGACTGCGGACGTATCCCAACCCATCGCGCAAGGTGGAGGAGAAAGCCCGGTATCGTGGGACCAACTTGAGAGTGTGGCTAACTTCAGGTCTGAAGTGGCAAAGCAAGAAGCCAAGGATGACCTTCAGGCAGAGAAAGCAGCCAAGAAGGAGCTAGATGGGGCTAAGGCAGAAAAGGACGCTGAAAAGCCCAGCAAGGAAGCACTCGGGAAGGGCGAAGCCAAGAACCCAAAGACTGAAGCCGAGAACGAAGCCGCAAAGACTACCGAACAAAAGAGACTCAAGATCCAACATGGGGAAGAAGCCTTTGACCTTCCTCTGGACGCCAAATTTCCAGTTAAGATTGATGGAAAGGTTGAGCAAGTTAGTCTGTCAGAGCTTCAGGCTAGGTACTCCCAGCAAAAGCATCTCGATCAAAAATATCAGGAATTGAAAAAAGAAAAAGCTGCGTTTGAACAAGAGCGTGGCACAATGAAATCAATGGTGGATCGCGTGCATGATCTTCTTGTCAACAAGAAGGACTTGCGTGGATTCATCGAAACTGTGGCCGAACCCTTGGGACTCGATCCGACTCAGGTCTATCAAGACACTGTGAGTCAGCTTGAGGCAAAGCTTGAGGAAGCGCAGCTGCTTTCCCCTGAAGAGAGGAAGGCAAAGGCTCTTGAAGAAGAGCTGTCCTATTATCGCCGGAAGCAAGACGAAGCTAAACAGGAAGCAACACGGGCTAAATCAATGCGCGAGCTTGAAACCCAGGTTGATGCTGTCATGCAGCAGACGGGAATGGATAAGGCAGCGTTTGTAAAGAGTTACGATGAGCTGGTGAAGCTTGGATTCCAACCAAACGACTTAACCGCAGAACAGATCGGATCATATTACCGGAATATGCAGACGATTACTCGGATTGAGACCCGCTTGGGAGAGAAGAACCCGGAGCTTGCTCAAGATGCAGCACTTGTCGAGAAGCTGGCTACTTTGGCGATTCAAACTCAGGCAAGCCCTGAAGAAATCGACCAGGTAATTGAGCAACTTTACACGTCTGAAGCAGAGCAGAAGCTGGCGAAAAAGATCAATAAGTCGATTCGCAAGAATCAAGCTGAAACCCCCGTCAAGAACCCGGGCAAAGACCCTATGTTCTTTGACGAAATCTGAAAGGATAAACCATGGCTCAGTTTAATCTGACCACTGCAACCAACCTCTTTAAGATCAAGTATGGCAAGCTGTCGGAAAACACCTACAACTCTGCCAACGTGCTCCTTGGCCGCGTAAAGAAGTCTTTCGACTTCACCGGTAAGCGCATGGACATTGCTGTGCCGACCTCGTTCGCTGGCGGCGTGGGCTCTGGCTCGCTCCCAACCCCGAACTACGCAGCAATCCAAGATGCACAGATCACGGCTAAGAAGATGTATTCCGTGATTCAGATTGACCGCGAGTCGATCAAGGCTGCATCGAACAACGAAGGCGCTTTCGTGGAACTCACCAAGTTCTCCGTCCAGAAGGGCGTGGAATCCTGGATGCGTAATATGAGCCGCGCTCTCTTCAACGACGGGTCTGGATCGCTTGGCGTTTCGACCGCTGCTGTTGCAACGGGTTCTGCAGCTTCCCCTGTGGTCACGATCTCGGCTGCTTCTTGGAAGGAAGCTAACTTCGAAGAAAAAGACTACATCATGATCGACTCTGTGGCTAACCCCTACAGCGTTTCGAACGTGTGGGAAATCGTCTCGGTCGCTCCTGCAAGCCGCCAAGTCACCCTGTCCCGTATCTCGGGCTCTGTTGACCTGACTGCTGACGCTGGCGCCAAGACTCTCATCATGCAGAACTCCCAGAACAACGACCCATCGGGTCTTAAGGGCGTTCTGGATGCAACGGGTGGATCGCTCTATGGCGTGTCCGTCGCTCGCCGTTGGCAGGCTACCCAGCTTGCTGCTGGCGGTGCAGGTCTTACGACCGATCTCATGAATCAGCAGATGCTTGAGATTCAGCGCAAGTGTGGCAAGGTGCCTAACCTCATCATGACGAGCTTCACGCAGTATCGTAAGCTCTTGAACGTACTCGAAGATCAGAAACAATACATCGTCGAGCCTCGTTCCCCTGAGCTTCAGGGCAAGGTGAGCTTCAAGGGCGTTGAGTTCATGTCGTCGGCAGGTCCGGTCGGCGTGTTCCCAGAGCGTTTCATTGAAGATGACCGCATGTACTTCCTCAATGACAACTTCATTGAGATCAAGCATCGCCCAGACTTCGGGTGGTTCGACGACGACGGCAGTGTGTTCCTCCGCACTGCGTCTCAGGACGCCTATGAAGCACGTTACGGCGGATACCTCGAGGCGTACATCGTCCCGAGCTTCCACGGCGTGATCTCGGGTCTTGCGACCTAATTGGGATGGGGGGGAGTAATCCCCCCCGTTCTTCTTTCCACGGAGTAAGGA